TGCCAAGATGCTGCCGATATGATCGGTCGTGTCAAGGAAAATGATAATGTGAGTAAAATTATTCAAACTGAGGTTATTGAAACCTTAAAGGAAGCAACACCTCAGTGTGATTGGGACGCAAACGACTGAAGGAACGGGAAACGGATCCTCGGAAACGAGAGAAGGTTCAATCACCCATTCTTTTAGGAGACCTACAATGAACACCCTTAATCTTATTCGCAAGCAGATCAAGAAAGCTGCTGCACTTCATGACGCACAGATTACTCATACTACATATCGTGGTGTTGTGTATGACACACGTTGTGTTGAGATGTCTGAGCCACATGGCACTTTCTGCTATCGTGGTAAGACTTACACCAAGTGATCGTCATGGAAGCATTACAAGTAGTTGGACTAACGTCCCTAGGTTGTGTGGCTTTCATCGCGATGATCTACGGAGAACTTCTGCTTCTCCACAAATAAATGAAGGGGGGTTGCGACCCCTCTTTTTTATGTTATAATAAGAACACCTTACCATAAATATATGGACAGAGAGAAACTAAAACTTGTTGTTAAAAATCTAAAGTCTCTTGTCCAAGTTTTGGAGAGTGAAGTATACTCAGACGTTGATGCTTACAAAAGTGAAGTAGGCAATCCAAAATTTGGTTTCTATCAAGGAAGGGATGACGACGACGGATATGCAGACTAAATGACACGACTCAAAGATCAAATTCGCTTAGCGAAGAAAGCAATTAAAGAGGCAAAGAAGAATCCTAAACTGTACACGGAGGAAGAACTCTTGTACATGGCAGTTCAACTTCGCCGTGCTAAAATAGCACTGAAAGAAAAACAACTACGACGCAAACAGGAGAAAGGATTTAGTAATGAATTCAGTGAAATTGGTGACGGTCACTCCCGACGCGGAGAAAACAATGGGGTACGTGGCGAGAGTGAGCAATCCGAACAACCAGGAGAATCCTAAGGTCGCTGGTCTGCTAGCATATTGCATCAAACATAACCACTGGTCTGTGTTTGAGCAGGCACACATGACCCTGGAGATTGAAACTACCAGGGCAATTGCAGCTCAAATTTTGAGGCACCGTTCGTTTACATATCAAGAGTTTTCCCAGCGGTATGCTGACAGTTCTATGTTGGCAGATGAGATCCCTTTGTTTGATCTTCGTCGTCAAGATACAAAGAACCGTCAAAATTCTATTGATGACATTGATCCTTTTACTAAGCAAGACTTTGAGATTAGGATTAAGAGACACTTTGAAGAGGGTATGAAACTCTACAAAGATATGCTTGACGCATCAATTGCAAAAGAGTGTTCTCGTTTTGTGCTTCCTCTAGCAGTTCCCACAAGAATTTACATGACGGGATCAGTTCGTTCGTGGATCCATTACATTGAATTGCGTTCCGCTAATGGTACGCAGAAAGAACACATGGACATCGCACTAGATGCTAAGCGTGTATTTTCTGAACAGTTCCCTATCTGTGCAGAGGCACTTGGTTGGTGATTTGCTATGAAATTATTTCCAACAACTATAGTTGATAATTTTTTTGAGTATCCAGATGAAGTTCTTTCTCTAGCAGAAAGAGTTGAATATGCAGGAAGAGAATATTCTAATTATCCTGGTCAAGTATCTGTACAAAAGTTACATGAAATTGATCCTAATCTTTTTCGCTGGACTATGGAAAGAATTATTAGTATCTTTTGGGACTTGCGTTTGGTTGAAATAAATTGGGATGTTAAGATGGATTTTATGAGAATAGATCCTCTAGTTGATAAAGATTCAATCTTGAATAAAGGTGTTATACATTTTGATAGTGAACAAACTTCCTGTGCTGGAATTGTGTATCTAAATAAAACTAGTTCACTAGATACAGGAACCTCTTTTTACAAAAAGAAAAAAGAGCATCAGTTTTATACATTATCTGATGAATATCTTGACGCAGTAAGAAAATATCATGCTGGTATAGCTGTTCCTAATATTGAACAAATTTTTCAAGATCATTTTGATAAATTTGATGAAACCGCAAGAGTTCAAAGTCAATATAACAGAATGTGTTTGTACTCTCCTGAACTGTGGCACGCTCCTACATCATATGGAGATCAACCACGTTATACTATGAGATTTTTTATCAGTTATTTAAATTGCTCAGAACAAAATTATCCATTGACTAGGAGAGTGTAATGCCTACGTATCCTGTGAAAAATTTAAAGACAGGTGAAGAGAAAGAACTTCACATGTCTATGAAAGAATACATGTCTTGGAAAGAAGAGAACCCTGACTGGGATAAGGATTGGTCAAAAGGTTGTGCTGGTGCTGGCGAAGTTGGCGACTGGCGTGATAAAATGTCCAAGTCTCATCCTGGTTGGAAGGATGTGATGTCCAAGGTAAAAGAAGTTCCTGGTTACGGGAACTCAACACGACACAAAGACGGTTATCAGTGGTAAATTATGGCAAGAGGTAGAGGAAACAAAACTCCCGTTCCTAGCGGGATGTCCAAGAAACAGATGAAGCGTAAGAAACCAATCAATGAGTCTTACCTTCTTGATATCACACCACTGACAGAGAACCAAGAAATCTTCTTTGATCAGTGGGAGCAAGGAAAGAATCTCTTTGCTTATGGTGCTGCTGGTACAGGTAAAACATTCATTGGTTTGTACCTGGCACTTCAAGATATCTTGGATGAGAATTCTCCATACGAGAAACTTTATATTGTCCGCTCACTTGTCGCTACCAGAGAGATTGGTTTCCTCCCTGGAACACATGAAGACAAGGCATCTCTTTACCAAATTCCATACAAGAATATGGTGAAGCATATGTTTGAGATGCCAGACGACAATAGTTTTGAGATGCTGTATGAAAATCTGAAGCATCAAGAGACTATCTCTTTCTGGTCCACATCTTTCCTTCGTGGTACAACTCTTGACAATGCAATCATCATTGTTGACGAGTGTCAGAACCTGAACTTCCACGAACTTGATTCAATCATGACTCGTATTGGTCAAGATAGTAAGATCATTTTCTGTGGTGATGTCAATCAGTCTGACCTACAGAAAACAAATGAACGCAATGGCATCCTTGACTTCCAAAGAATCCTTGAGAACATGGAAGAGTTTTCTATGGTAGAATTTGGAGTCAATGATATTGTACGCTCTGGACTTGTTAAGTCTTATCTGATTAGTAAAATGACGCTTGGTTTGTAATGCAATTGTTTAATCATGTTGGTGATCTGACACCTGTTGAGATGACCGCACAAATGGTGGATGGGAAACGTGTCTACCTCACACCATCTGGCAATCAATATCCGTCAATCACCACCGTGATTAGCAACAATGCCAAGAAGCAAGCAGGTCTTGCTAAGTGGAGAGCACGTGTCGGTAAAGAAAAAGCAGCAAACATTTCTGCACGTTCAGCAGGACGCGGAACAAAGTATCATTCTATTGCTGAAGATTACTTCAACAACAAACTGGATCTAAAAGAGTACAAGAAGTATCCTCTTCCTGTACTCATGTTCCAGCATTCTAAGGATGATTTGGACCGCATAAATAATATTTACTTACAAGAAGCGGCACTCTATTCCGATCAGTTAGAAGTAGCTGGTCGTGTTGATTGTATCGCGGAGTTTGATGGAGTCCTTTCCATCATTGACTTTAAGACTGCTGCTGAACCAAAGAAAGATAGTTACTTATACGATTACTTCGTTCAAGAAACAGCATATGCTTGCTGTCTTCAAGAGATCTATGGATTGAGAGTCAAGCAACTAGTTACTATCGTTGCCTGTGAAAACGGAGAGACACAGGTCAAGATTGTTCCTCCCAAAAAGGAATACCTTTTGCAATTAATCCAGTACATAGACGAATACCAGACACGATATGGAAAAAAAGAACTTATTGGAAGATAAATTTATGACAACTGCGAAGTTCTCTCAAGAAGTTGAAAAAATCGCTCTCAATAACAAGGATATGAACTACATTGATGCTGTGCTGCATCTCTGTGAGTTGAATGAGATTGAAGTGGAATCCGTACCCAAACTAATCTCAAAACCTTTAAAGGAGAAGCTTAAATACGAAGCACAGAAGTTAAACTTCATCAAGAAAACGTCCAGAGCAAAGTTGATGTTGGTATGAGTAAATTCTTTCAGTCTGAATTAGTGCGTGGTGACATCCAAGAGATGACCACATTGCAAGAGTTTTGTTTCCGTTGTGCTATGAATCTTACTCTCCTTGACAAGGAGAGAAAGCTAGAATACTTTGATGCACTGGAAAAGTTAATTGAAAAACAAAAGATTTTTCATGCTCGCATCTGTCTGAGTGATGACCCCGAGGCACAGTCTGTTGCCGAGAGCATCAAGCAGGCAGTTGTTTTGTTGGGTGGGAACGAAAATCTCAATCCCAACGACATGTTTGACGAACTCCTGGGCAAGGTCCGCGAGTTCAAGGACATGCTTGAAAGTGGCACACAGGGTTGACGCCTGACCTGTCACCTGTTATTATAACTTCGTTGGGCAGATGAGTCGGGGAGACCCGCCTGTACGTAAGACCCAACTTCCAAACCAAATCCAATCTAATCCGAGGTAATCCGAATGTCATTCGCAGATCTGAAGCGTAAATCCCAGAACAATTTTGACTTCCTGCAGAAGGAACTTGAAAAGTCATCCAGCGGCAAGAACGTTGATGACCGTTTCTGGAAACCAGAGGTTGACGCTTCTGGCAACGGGTATGCTGTTATCCGTTTCCTCCCCGCCCCTGAAGGGGAAACTATTCCCTGGGCAAAACTGTACTCCCACGCCTTCCAAGGTCCTGGTGGTTGGTACATTGAAAACTCACTGACCACTCTCAACGAGAAGGATCCCGTTGGTGAGATTAACCGCAAACTGTGGAACAGCGGTAGTGATGAAGATAAAGAAACTGCTCGTAAGCAAAAACGTAAACTTCAATACTATAGCAACATCTATGTTGTCAAAGATCCTAAGCACCCCGAGAACGAGGGTAAAGTTTTCCTTTATAAGTATGGCAAGAAGATCCATGACAAGATCCTCGCTGCCATGCAACCTGAGTTCCAAGACGAAACACCCGTCAATGTATTTGATCTTTGGGAAGGTGCTAATTTTAAACTGAAGATCAAGAAGGTTGCTGGTTACTGGAACTATGATAGTTCTGAGTTTGATTCTGTCTCTGCTCTCAGTGCAGATGATGATGAACTTGAAGGCATCTGGAAGCAAGAACACTCTCTGGAAGCGTTCACTAATAAGGATCAGTTCAAGTCCTATGAGGATCTGGAGCGTCGTCTGAACATGGTGCTCGGCATCAGTCAGCGTCCTCCTGCACGTCCCTCTGTGGACGATGAAGAGTACGAACCAGTCGCTGCCACTGGTGGGTTCAACGATGCTGACATCACGCCTCAGTCTTCGTTCCGCCAGCAGATGAGTGCTCCCTCCCCCGTGAAGGAAGAGGCAGTCGTTGATGATGACGATGCCCTGTCCTACTTTGCACGTCTCGCGGAGGAGTGACATGGAACATGCAGTAGAAGCATGGAACACGATGGGATGGTTTGAGGGTTTCCTCTTTACTGCCTGGATCGTGGGTCTCTATGTTGGTAAACTCAAAATTGATCAGAGGTTTGCACGACGCACTGTGTATCGTGTCAAACTAGAAGACAAGTAACTTAACTAGGATCTCCTAACCGAGATCCTTTTTATTTGTCTTAACTTAAAGGTTAACCTAATGTTAGTTTACATTACGGTTAACTCATGCTAAATTACTCTTGGATCAAAAGTCGTTGATCTATTTTTCACAAAGGAATTCCAAACAAATGAAAGCAATCGCTCTTGCCGCACTGGCTATGTCAGCACTGGCGACACCTGCCCTTGCAGGACCCTATGTTGAGTCCAAACACGAATTTAAAGGCACTGATGAAGACTACAGTAAAGCAGTCCATCAGGGTCGCGTCGGTTATGAAACCAAAATGGGTCGTCTGACCCCTTATATTGAAGCTGGTCTGGGTGTTTCTTACCCTGACGGTGGTGACAGTGACACCTTCAAAGTGCTTGAAGTTGGTAGCAAACTGAAGATCACTGATTCCTTCTCTGCTTATGGCAAGTGGGAAAATGTCTTCCAAGATAGCGATGACACTCGCGACTGGAAGGTTGAAGTCGGCACCAAGTACAAGTTCTGATAACTGATATATGAAACTCAAAGCAATCGCTGCTGCATTGGTTGCAGCACCCCTGGTGGTAGCCTGCGGTTCCACCGAGAATGCAGAAGTCAGTAAAGAGCCATACAAATTGAATGGCGCTGGTGCTTCTTTCCCTGCTATGTTGTATAATAACATGTTGCAGGACCTTGCTGAGAAAACTGGCAACAAAGTAAACTACCAAGCAGTTGGTAGTGGTGCTGGTGTCCGTCAGTTCAAAGCAAAGACCGTTGACTTCGGTGCCAGTGATGGTGCTGTGAGTGACAAGAAACAACCTGCTGAGGGAATGGTCCACATTCCTATGACGGGCGGTGCGATCGTCCCGACTTATAACTATCCTGGTTGTGAAGTCAAGATGACCCAAACCGATCTGGCAGATGTTTTCCTCGGCAAGATTGACAACTGGTCTTATTTCGGTTGTGCTGATAAGCGTATTGCTACCGTCCATCGCTCCGATGGCAGCGGCACTACGAAGGGATTCACGAATTCCCTGTCGGCATTCTCTCCTGAGTGGAAGAAAACAGTCGGCACAGGTAAGTCTGTGAAGTGGCCAGTTGGCGTTGGATCTAAGGGTAACAGCGGTGTCGCTGCTACTATCACTAACACCCCTGGTAGCATTGGTTATGTGAACTATGGTTATGTGAAGGGTGACCTGCAACAGGTTGCTATCCAAAACCGTGCAGGTAATTATGTCACTGCTTCTGCTTCGACTGCATCTGCTGGTCTTGGTGAAATCGTTCTTGACAATCAGTTGCGTGGTGCTGATGCTAATCCCGCTGG